AGACGAAAGACTAGATTACAGCGATTTCGGGAATTACTCAGGTAGCGAGGACGATTTGATCGAATTCGCCTATTATGTGGTGAAAGCAGAGAATGAGAAAAGACTCAAGATAGAACAAGAAAGGGCTAAAGATGCGCTGCCGATCCTGTAATGAGGCGTTAACCGATTATGAGACCACTATTCGGTCAGTTTACACCAGGGATTATCTCTCTATGTGTAGACAGTGCCTTAAATCGATTAAAACCGACCTCTGTGCCGTTGGCAACGTCAGCTTGATGTCTGAGATGGACGAAGTCGAGGAAGGCACTGAGAGCGATTTAGACCCATTAGCGGGCATTGATGGTTTTGACGATGGTAACGATGACCCTTGGCAGTCACGGTAAGGGTTGGCACGATTCTTGCTATTAAAGACTGTATTGATTAAATAGTCTATATTGAAAAAGACTTTAATAAAGATTTTAATTCTTTAACTATATAGGTAACTATTAAGAAAGGTAGCACTCAATGGAAAATGATGACTTAGAAAGAATTTATTGGTTTTGTGTTTCTGATTGTGTTGATCTATTAGCGCATGGCTCTACTGACATTGAGACCTTGTTAAACGATGTTTATGAGGCTTTGAAGCGCACTAAGCCAGAGTCTGGTACTTGTGTTGCACTTTTGGCAATCATTGACCAATTGGCTCAGGAAAGGACAAGGATCAATGCAAACTCAGTCTAAATTTGTAAAACACATAGCCTGTGAGGGCTGTGGTTCCTCTGATGCCCGTGCTGTGTACTCTGACGGCTCTGAATACTGTTTTAATTGTAAAACCCATAGCAGGGCCTCAGAGGGCTTCTCTGACCAAGGAAGGGGTAAGGTACTACCGATGACACAGAAACCCGTTGTAGAGCCTCTAAAGGGCATTAGCGGTCAATTCCTAAGCATACCTGAGAGGGGTATTACCAAAGCTACCTGTGAGGCTTATGGTGTTAGACAAACAGGGACAGAACATTATTATCCCTACTGTGATGACCGAGGTACTGAGGTGGCTTTCAAGGTCAGATCAGTGGCTGACAAGCAATTCAGGTCTCAAGGCAACATTAAAGAGGCTACCTTGTTCGGGCAGAATCGGTATCCTGCCGGTGGCAAATATCTGACCATCTGCGAGGGCGAATTAGATGCCTTGGCGGCTTTTCAGATGACAGGCTCTCTTTATCCTGTGGTGTCAATCAAGAATGGGGCACAGTCGGCTGTGAAGGACTGCCAAGCACAGTTTGAGTATATCGACAGCTTTGAGACTGTGGTGCTTGCATTCGATGCTGATGAACCTGGTCAAGAGGCGGCTCTAGCCGTTGCTGACCTGTTCGGCTCTAAGGTCAAGATCATGAAGATGTCTAAGCCTTACAAGGATGCCTGCGATTATCTCAAGGACAACAAATCTGCGGATTTCGTTAAGGCATGGTGGGCAGCAGAGACTTATGTGCCTGATGGCATCGTTGCTGGCTCTGAATTGTTTGAATTGGTTATGCAGCCCTTGCCCAAGGCTCAGGCGCACTATCCCTATGCTGGCCTCAATGGCATGACAGGCGGTATCAGACAGCAAGAGATGGTGGTGGTTACTGCTGGCTCCGGCCTTGGTAAGTCTCAGTTTATTCGTGAGGTCATTTGGCAGTTGCTCTGTGAGACTAAGGACAATATCGGCATTATGTTCTTGGAAGAGTCTGTTAAGCGGACTGCCTTGTCTCTGATGTCATTGGCGATCAATAAGCCATTGCACTTGGCAGAGACTGAGGCAACAGAATCGGCTAAGAAAGAAGCCTTTGATAAGACCCTTGGCTCTGATAGGCTTTTCTTTTATGACTGCTTTGGCTCTACCGCAATCGACAACATCATCAATCGGGTTCGATACTTTGCCAAAGGCTTAGACTGCAAGTACATTCTGCTAGACCATGTCTCTATCGTGGTGTCTGCTCAGGATCATGGAGATGAGCGCAAAGCCATCGATGAGATTATGACCAAGCTGCGGATGATTGTGCAGGAAACAGGCGTGGCCTTGTTTGTGGTGTCCCATCTCCGCAGGCCAGAGGGTAAAGGCCATGAAGAAGGCGCAGCAACTAGTCTGTCCCAATTAAGGGGTTCAGCAAGTATTGGACAACTAGCCGATATGGTGTTAGGATTGGAAAGAGCAGCACAGCATGAAGACCCAATCGAGAGGAACACTACTAGGGTCAGAGTTATCAAGAACCGATACAGCGGAGAGACTGGTAAAGCCTGTGCCGTTCTCTACGATAAGCACACAGGCCGCATGAATGAGATAACGGAGGCCGCACTATGAATCTAGAAGAAATTGAAAAGTTGATAGAAAAGTGGTCAATTGATGCTGACAAGATTGATCTTGATAATTTTGATAAAGATTTGTATAGCAACCCAAGCGCACGAGAAGTAGGTAGGTTATACTTAATAAAAGATTTTATGGAAGCAGGAGCAAAACATCTTGCTAGATCACAACAGGGTTTAGTTGTTGATAAGAAGTATCTTGTTGCTTGGCAGAAGAATAAATGGAGACTATTGAACAGGAATAATTGGTATTACTATAAAAACCCTAAACACCTATACGAAAATTATTTTAAAGAAAAGGAGGCCGCACTATGACAGACCGTGAACTAATGCAGGAAGCACTAGAAGCTATGCTATCTGCTATTAACGCTGGTGATTGGAAGGTAGACGGAGCCTGTGACCCCCACGCCACCATTATTCGTCTGAGAAATCGACTAGCGCAGCCTGAACCTGTACACACCAACGACACGTCCGAAGAACGTGTACAAGTTTCGGACAAACATCGACAAAAGTGGGTTGGGTTGACGGATGAGGAAGTAAAAGACATCGTGTGGAACCTGCCATACGAACCGAGTCAAGAACATATCCGAGCCATTGAAGCCAAACTAAGGGAGAAGAACACATGACATCCGCACTACTGATAGGTTGCTTTGCTTTTATATCATCAATATTGAAAGGCTTGAAATGACTGAATATTCTTATGACTATTGGAATGATGCTGACTATGACACTCTTGACTACAGTGCTCTTGAGCAGCTAGAAGAGCGCATCAAAGAAGTTGAAGAGGTCAACGAGGAACTGACAGCGCAGATCAAGGTTGCTGTTAAGTTGGTTAGCAAGTTTAATCATCCAGAGGAATATGGGCACTTGCTCGACTCTGATGCAAAGCGTGAAGTAATGGACTTTCTTAAAATCTATGGAGACTATCTAAAATGAAACTAGAACTGGAGGTGGATACCTATGTTGGACTGGGCGATGGTGGTAATGTTGAGTGTCTTATTTTTACTGATGACAGCCCCATTCCTGCTATGACAGCAGACAAGAAGTTGGAAGCACTGACGCTGGAGTTTATTGAATTGCGACAGGCACATGGCAAGTTCTCGCCTGACCATGAAGCCCAAAGGCAGGCATTGATGAACGCATTTGAAGACTGCCTAGCACTCTTGAAGCAAGCATGAGTAGCTGGCTGATCATCGTAACCGGCTGCATCTATGCCTACATCGCAGCAGAACAGGGTATGAAGGGTAACATTGCTCTTCTGGTGGTGTATGCCGGTTATGCCTTTTCTAACGTAGGTCTTTATTGGATGGCTACAAAATGACTAACTTCTTGCTTTTTATGCTAATTGTCGTTATCTTCGCCTTTTGGCTGGCTTCTAAGGAGGATTAAATGGTTAGAGTTTCAGGTGTACCCTATGAAGTAGAACTAGTAGATATGGTGTCGGAACTGGAGCGTGAGAACGCTATGATGAGGGCTAGGATGGAAAGGCTTGAGGATGAAAATCGTACCCTAGATGCCTTGGTGTTTCGGCTTAATACAGAACTGATGAACCTGAAGAACAGCATCAAATGAGTCCCTGCAAAACCATTTGCAAAGTTGATAAAACAGGTGTATATTGTATTGCCTGCTTTAGACTGATGTCAGAGATTGAGCAGTGGCCTACGATGGATGATACACAGAAGGCCTTTGTGGTAGCAGCTTCAGAGTTAAGGAGGATAGCAAATGAAGCCGATAAGCGTTACAAGCGTAATAAATAAGAGTGGTGTCCTGACGTTGTACATACTAACAGATGATGGTACCCTATTAAAGAAGAGCGAAGATGAATCAAGATGGACAGAAGTCGATAGTTTTCCTGGACATAGAGACAAACTCCCAGTTGAGCCAGATCCACCTATGCGTAACAAAGGAACTAAGAAGCGGAGAGGTTAGATGTCATCACAAGGCAGACACTTTATTAAAAATGTTAGAGGCACAACCACAAGTAGTAGCGCACAACGGAATCAACTTCGACTTCCCAATCTTGAACAGGCTATGGAATACGAAGATAACTCCGTCGATGTGCATAGACACCCTAGTCATGTCAAGGCTGATGAGTCCAAACAGAGAAAACGGACACAGCCTAGAAAGCTGGGGCAACAGACTAGGAAGGAAGAAGATAGATTACAAGAGGGTCTGGCACAGGATCAACAAACTCTCTTTTGACAAGAAGAGCACTCTACCGTTTGACCAGCCACACATGGGTTTGCTTGAGAAGTATTGCAGGCGTGATGTAGAAGTACTGGAGTTAACTTACTTTGAACTTTTAAAGGAGAAGGACAATTATGGTTTCTCGGAAAAGAGTATCGAACTCGAACACAAAGTCGCAGCCATCATCTATAAGCAAGAGCGAAACGGTTTTAAATTCGATCTGCCAAAAGCTATGGTACTTCTGGCAGGACTTAAAGATAAAATGGGCACAATTGAGGCATCCCTACAGTTCATCTTTCCTCCAATCACAACCGAGCGTTATTCAGAGAAAACTGGAAAGAAACTCAAGGACGATATCGAGGTCTTCAACCCCGGCTCGAGGCAGCAAATCGCCAAGCGCCTCCAAGAAAAGGGTTGGAAGCCGACCAAGCACACCGAAAAAGGTCAAGTGATTGTCGATGAATCAACTCTTGCAAATGTTGATATTCCAGAGGCCCAGGCAATCGCAGAATACCTTTTGCTTCAGAAACGGGTGGCTATGGTTGAGTCGTGGATTGAGAATACGACAGACGACCACAGGATTCACGGTAAAGTCATCACCAACGGAGCAGTCACGGGACGAATGACACACCACAGCCCTAATATGGCCCAGGTGCCTTCGGTGGGTTCTCCCTATGGTGAGGA